AGTCTTGAATAACTTTGGGAGTATCACTGCGTTTTAGATCCAGTCCAGTGGCTTTGGTTTTGCCAATCTTGCCGTTCACATCCAGCCGTTTGCCTTCGAGATCAATGATGTTTACAGCGTATCGTTTCTTGGTAATAAACAAACTGCGATCTGCAACCATCTCACGACCACACTTGATCAGTTCGCCCATGTCTCGTGGACAATGAAATGCACGTTCCATAAAGCCTGGAAAGGATTCGTTCACTTGGTCTGCAATTGAGTCATACAAAGCAATACAAGTTTCCTTGCTCCATTCCATACGACCTTGTTCTACTTCGGTCTTGAGCACAGACCATGCACTAAAATAACACGAGTCAGTGTCGCCGTAGATAACAGCCTCGCCCACATGATCATATTTGCCAGTGATACACTCGTTGATGTATGCATCCATGTGCTTGGCAATTGCACGACCCGTCAACGTAGTTGATTGTCCAATACGCTTGTCAAAGAATCTACAGCCAGGATTCAAAATAGCACCATACAAGCTGTTCAAGTTGATCTTCTTGACCAGTTGTCTCTTGTCCCAGAACGCAATGTCTTTGGGATCAGTTGCTGCTTTTTTCTTGGCCTGCATGTCCTTGCGTTCACTATACCAACGCTCAAGTAGACCTGGGATAATACCCTTCTTTTCATATGTAAGAATAGTGCCATTGGCGCTGAGAATCCAGGGCTGGTGACTGTCAAACACAATCTTCCAGATTTCTGCTGCTGAGTGTGTGCTTTCAGAACCATCCTGCCAGTCAATAGTGATCTGTGTGCCTACTTCAGTGTTCATTACACTGGTATACTCAAGACTGCCAAACAAGTTCTCCCAGGCATCTGCAAACTTGCCGCCATTCTTGGCCATCTTGTCTTTGATATAATGGTCAGTCATGGTCTGGCGTAACTGTCCAACAACAGTTTCTGGACCCATGTTCATGGCACGAATCGCTGAGGGATACAAGCTGTTGATGTCAACTGACCCCACCCATTCGTGCATGCCCTTTCGAGGGTATGCAACATATGCGCCAGCAGCTTGGTTGTCAATGCTGTCGTCTCTGTGCTTGCGGTTGGGAACAACCATGCCACGTTCATGTGCTTCGTTGATAATGGCCTGCTCAGTCACTGCCACAGCACCCATTGTGGTCTGCAACAACACAGTGTTGGCATGTGCCAGTTCGCTGGCCAATTCCAAGAAACGCAATTTCTTGTCCAGCTTGTCCAGCAGTGCAGTATCTTGTCTGTTGTATTCTATAAATGTTTTAAAGTGTTGATTGTACAGCTGATCCAGAGTACCTTCAAACTGTGTCTTGCGCTCGCCTAGTTCGTATTCTGCAATGGCATCCAGGCTGTAGCTGTGTCGTTCCTCGTAGGTGTACTTGCGATACAGTTGCATATAGTCCATGTGTACACGGCCTACCAAGTCAAATGTTTCTTGTTCTGCACCAAAGCGTTCAAACATACGCTTCTTGGGATGTTGTCCCCACAAACAAAACTTGCGAGTGTCGTCCTTGCTGAGAATCCTGGTGCAACGATTTATGGTGTAAGGAATGTCATAGCCTTCTGAATTCCAGCCACTCAGTACATCAGCTTCTTGAATCAAGTCCAGGAACATTTTGATCATGTCCTCTTCTCGCTCAAACAAGAATGTGTTGTCAAACTCAGCTACCATTTCCTGAGCAGTGGCCATACTCAAGTGTTTGGGCGGAACTGCCAGTGTGACCAACTGATCCAGCCAATTCAAATAAACTGATATGGCAGTGATTGGGTTGAACGGATCTTCAACTGGACTAAAGCCACGTTCCTTGTCAAAGTCCACTTCAATGTCAAAGAACGCTGTGTACAGTTCAGGAGCGTCTTGATCCTTGTAGTTTTCTTCCAGGCATCTAAAGATGGGATTGATATCTGACTCGTACAGTTGCTTGCCCGAGTGCATGCGAACTTCTTTGCGAAATTCTTTGTTGTTGCGTGTGCTGAATCTTGACACAGGTGTGTCATAGATGCTGCGGAATTTGCCCCTGGCATCATCATAGTAAAAGATGTAGTTGGCAGGATATTCTCGGTAGACTCGATTGCCGTTGCGGCGTTCTACCACGTGAATTCGATCGTGTTCACGATCATAAAGTGCGTCAATATAACTCATTTAACTCCGTTTGTGGCCGGTAAGCCGTGATACATGCTCGTGACGTGAGCGACTCGGTATTGCCGCAATACTTATAATGTTTTGCCCACAGTCTCAAGAATTGTTTCCAGCAATTCGTGATCCTGTTTAGCCTTGCCAAATTCGGCTTTGTGTGCCAGCTTGATGGCTTTTTTCAACACACCTGGCTTGATCTCAAGTTCTTCCGCAATGGCCTTGATGGTGTCGTTGAGTCCACCAGTGAGTGTTTCAATTTCTTGAGTGACCTGCATGCCCTCGTTGATGATTTGAATCAGTTTGATCTTTTGATCGCCGTTGAATGTTTTTTGTTGTGTCATAGAAATCTCCTAAAGTAGTCAGTTAGTATAACTGTTACTCCAGGAGAAGTCAATGTGTTGTTGCTCGTTTTAGGGTACGCAGTAGCGAATTGTTTCCCCAGGGTAGAAGCCACCCCACACTTACGGTAACAAGTACCGGTCCTAAGGGTGTTTGATTAGCTCATTCGAGCATGTTCTCTGCGGCGTTGAGCACCAATATACACCACACGTTCAATCAGGTGATTTCGTTGTGCAAATGCTACTTCGTTGATCAACCCATGTTTGGTAAATTGACGGTCAATGTATTTTTTGATCTTTTCTACATCGTCGCGAGTGGTAACAGACTCCAGCATGTGTTTGACTTGCTTGACTGTTTCGGCCACTGCCTTGTCTGCAGGTAGCTTGGCATTGATACGATTGATATAATCAAGTTCATTCTTGTTTAATTTATTTGCACCGCTTGTGGTAGCTGCCAGTGGTTTAACTTTTGCAGGTGTTGATGTTAAACTAGGAACAGTTGGTTTAGGCAAACTAATACCAGTTTTGATATTGGGTGCATAGTTCACACTGGAATATCCAGTAGGCCCTGCAAAATTAGGCGTAGCTGGTTTCTTGGCAGCCGCTGCATCACGTGCAGCTTGACGACGAGCAACTTCTCTACGACCAACATAACCAGCACCTTGTGGATCCTCGCCCGGGAACTTGCCAGCTGCTGTGGTTGTGGCCGCTGCTGTTGTTGCTGCTGTAGTTGATGTAGGTGCAGCAGCACCAACAGCATTGGGATTATTTGGACTAGCAGTATTTTTGAGCCCTGTTGCTGTTTTTGTTACTCGACCGCCGGTGCTGGTACTGCTTGTTCCATAATTTTGCAACTGGTTTGTCATTTGTCCAAATGGATTTGAAACAGCAGCAGTATCATCAGCAGGTTCATCAGCAGTATCATCAGCAGCAGATTGTTGTGCCTTGGCGAGTGCATCAGCAATTCTTTTTTGACGTTTTGCAGCAAGTTCGCTTGGTAAGTAAGACTTGCCAGTGTCAGGATTTAAAAATCCTGTATCAATAGGAAGTTCAAATTCAGAAGCTTTTGCTGTGGTGCTAGTGGCTGTTTGTGGATCAGCCACGGGTGCAACAGGTGCTGTGTAAGGTATACCCATTTTACTGTAAACTGAAGTTACCACTTCTTGCGGCACACCTTGTGTGACCAACCAAGCAGCCAATTGATCCGAATCACTGGGTTTGCCCTTTTGGTGCCAGTTCATCTTGAGTTTCTCTTTGGTAACGTTGGTGGTAAATTGACGACCAAATGTGCTCAGTGCACCACCTACTTTGCTGAGCCCACGGCTCAACAGGCCGGGTTTTTTGACTGCAGGTGCAACTGGAGCACCCGCCATGTCGGGACGATACAATGCCGGGCGTGTGCTTCCAGGAACACCCTTGAGTTCCATGATGGCTTTGCGGTATCGGTCAACGTTTTCAAACACTGTGTAGGCGCCAGCAGTGGTTAAGTTCACAGTTTTGCTCTTGCGCCCTGTGCTTTCGTTCAATTTCCAATTCAAGATGGTTGTTTTTTTGTCAATCAACTGACTGACCGGCAATCTTATTACCTTGACAGATTCTGTGAATCCTTTTGGTCTTATTGAACCGCTGCCGCTGGCACCACCGGGTGTGTAATTTGATGGACCCATTGGTGCCAACCCTGGTTTGGTAGCTTTCATAGATCCGTCTGGCTGTAGTTCAGCATTTGGAAAACGTTTGGTAAAGTCTGCTTTCCAGGCATCATAAGCGGCTGTTTGTCTGGCCAGTTCGTCAGCGGGCAAACCAGTGTTTGGTGGAATAAAACTACCCTTGTCGTTGACAGGAATGCCGTATTCTAAGTTTTGCCCCAGTGAGTCAGTGCTGGTTGGTCCCGATTGACTGTAATCAATAGGAGCAGAATATTTTCCTGGATCAACAGCAGCTTGACTCACATCAGTTGTCATTCTGGTTCCTGCATCTTGAGCCACACGGTCAGCTGCTATGCCGCCGTCAGGCCCAAGGCGGCCAGCACCTTGTTGTTTTAAATTGGTTGTAGCGTCAAGACTGTATGGACTGTTGTTTGGATTATACTGACCAGTATAGCCAGTGGTGTCAGTGGTGTCATAGTTTGGATCAAACCGTGCAAAATTAGCAGGATCTGGAGTGCTATAACTCATTCTATTCAAGTCAGCAATGTCAGCTGGATCCGGCAGTTTGATAGTTTGTCCTGCTTTTATGATGTTAGGGTTGCCATCGGGTCCAAAAAATACTTCGCTGCCAGGCAGACGCCTGAACGCTTCTGGATTGATTTTTCTATCCGCCAAAATATCAGACAGTGTGTCGCCTGGCTTGACCTTGTAGTCTACAGCATTGCTTACAATATTATCAAATCTTGATGGCACAGCATCTGTGGCACCGGGGCCTACAATTTCTTCACCTGCACCCATACTGTCTTGAGCACCAACTTCGGCACCAGCTGCTGGGTCTGCACCAACTTCGGCACCAGCTGCTGGTTCTGCCCCAAACATACCGGCAATAGATCCAGCTGCCCAGGCAGTTGCGGCTGCGATGGTGGCCTTGCGTGCAATATCTGAAAACTTCTCACCTTTGATGGCTGAATCTAAACCATAGATCAAGGCCACGGCGCCCGGTAGGCCAGCGCCGCCTGTGACCAAGCCAGTGATACCAACCAAGGCTGCTTTGGCTAAGCCAGCTGTTTTAGGATACTGTTTGGCCAACATGCGATACTTCTTGATCGCCTGCATTACTTGTCCTTTTTGTCCGCCAGCCAGGCCAGCCAAAGCATCGGTGGCTTGGTCATAGGCCACATCAACAGCAGAAACAGGAACTGAATTTTGTATGCCGCTCCAGACGCCTTTTAGAGCATCAGCTACACCGCTGGCAAAATCCATGGTGGTATCTTTGCCACGACCCAGCATGGTACGGTTGGCACCAGTGGCCTTGTCAGTCATGCCCGCTTCAGCATCAGCAAACACTTGCAAAATTTCTTTCTCGCTCATGCGGCGTTCAGCAATATAACGTCCTATCCGTTTGAAGTTACGGTAGACAGGATCTTCCATGAGCATGCTTTCATACAACAGTTTCCCTTGACGTTTGGGTGTTGTTATTTTTTTAGTGTAAAGTTGTTCAATAATCATATCATCGCTCTTCTATGTAATCTTGATCAAGCTCTTGTGCTTGATTGGCCTTGCGTTTCTGAAACAACTTGACTGCAATATCTGCGTCATCTATGTTGCGGAATCGGGTTGGCAACTTGCGGCCGCCACGACGGAGCTCAAAACCACGAGTTTGATCTCCATATGCCTCAAGTGCAATTCCATCTTCCATGGCATAACTTTTCACAGCTGATTCAGGCAATTGTGGATCCTGCATGGGTGGCGGCGGAGTTTCGACACCTATCTCTTGCTGAGTGGGATCTTCGTCTAGTTCGTAGTTTTCTTCTGCTTGACGTTTTTGCACAGCATCGACGGCTTTTATTTTGAGAGCACGATCAACATGTTGTTTCTTTTCCAGTTTGTCCAATGGAGAGTCGTCTCGATCACGGCGGCCGTCATCGGACATTTTCTTTGCCAGCTGATCAAGATAGTGGGTGAGGTCTTTTTTGACTTTGCTGACCATGTCTTCTTCAATCTCACCCATGGCTTCTTCGAGTGCATTTTGTTTTGGCTCAACACTGTCTCCTACCAACTCCCCTTTCATGGGATGTTCAGGATCTGTTTTGCTTTTGAGCACTGTGCTGATGTCTCTGGGCTTGAACAAGGCCGGCAGTTGGTGAACTGATTTTTGTTGGGGATTTAGTCCGTGCTTGACACTGACCGGAGTGATCTTGCCTTCCAGCACGGCCATGCGCTCTAGAATACTCTTGATGTCGTTGC